CTCATCGCACCCTGATAATCAGGAGGAACAAATATTGCCGATGTTTGACCCACCCCCATATTACTTAGAGGATCGGAAGGATTACGAGCCATAAAAGTAGCTATGTCAGGTCGCCATTGTGCAGTAGCTCTTACATTGTCTTCAAAAGAAAACATTTGATCCATATTAAGTTCATCTAAAAATTTAACTTTGCCTGGTTCTATACCAGAAATAACCATCGCTTCTTTTAAAGCTTTATTTGCTTCATAGGCCAACTCTTTGCTTTGACTTAAAATACCTTCTGCATCATCTGCAATACGCCTTCCATAATCAGCAAGTTGATCCATCTGATTAATTTTTAGCCTTTGTTTATATAGCTCTAATGCTCTCCTTACATTTGCCTCGTTATAAGTACCACCAGTGAAATCAACACCTGAAGCAAAACTCATGCTAGGTGCTTCAAAAAATCCTTGGTCAGGTACTTTTATAACCATGCCAGCAGCATTGTTAGCAGCAGCACTACCAGTTTCTTCTTTTACATAGTTTTTTACAAATTGATGCACCTTGCTTCCATGTACTCTTGCCTTGTCAGGATCTACACCTTGCTGTTTCAGCATTGCAATTATGTCATCTTCTCTTGCAGATTTTTTAGCTTTACTTCTAATAATGTATGCAACCCTATCTAAATCATTATCAAATTCAATTTCACCTAAACCATAACGAGGCTTCATTCTTGCAAATTCATTAGGTAATTTAAATCCTTGTGTAGTTTTATTGTTTAATTCATTTAACACCAGGTCATACTCTGCTTGACCTATTAATCTTGGATCTAAACTATTAGACGCATTTGCTTCTAACTCTTCAATTCTTTTCAACTCTGCTTCAAATATTTGATCACCTATTTCTTCGCCATCTTTATATATTTTATTTAAATTTTCATCTGAAACTAAATCTAACCTTGCTTGTTCAGCTTTCTGTTTAGTTTCTACATAAGGAAATTGATTTCTTTTTCTTTGTATATTGCCTGCAACTCTTTTTGTAAGTGGGTAGCCACCTTTTTCTAACTCTAATTTTTTAGCTTGTAATTGATCTACGGATAAAGTAGGAATTTCTTTTTTTAATTTATTAATAGGATCAGTTTCCATTTGCCTAACAAATTTTTTACTACTTTCTTCCATAATTTTTAAAAAATCTTCATTCTTTTTTTGCTCATAAGTCTTGTTATCCCAGCCGATTTCATTTCTTTTAGCAGCAACACGATCTGCATTTATAGCGTCATCTAAAGTTTTGTGTTCATCGCCAAGCTTTATTTCGTCTGACAGCAAACGTAAGGCATCATTGCTAACTTTTCCCTGTTCTAATTCTTTAACAACTTTGTTGACGTTAACCTCAGAAGGCTTAGGAGTATTAAGTAATGGTGTAGTTGGAGGTCTTACCTCTCCATTCATTGCAGCTTTCTTAATAATATTATTTATTAAAACTCTTCTATTTGGTAATTCAGTTGCTGTTGTTGGCAATTCTGTTTGTATCTCAGGTGTTTTAGTAGGTAAGACAGGATTATCTAATATTTCATTTATTATTTTTGGCTGTATTCTTCTTGTAACTACTCCAACTTTTGCTCCCTGACCAATCTGTTCTGCACCTTCATTTAATAACTTGCTTATATTTGTATCTGCATATTTGTCCGCATCAAATTGTGCTATTGCAGATTCAGCAAAATTCTTTTGATTTGCAGCTTCAAACCTGTCAATTTTACTACCAGCAGCCTCTAATCTATCTGCACCTTGACCAGCTCTTCTAAATAAATTACGATCCTGAACTAAATTTCTTCTAATAGATGCTGCTAACTGACCTTTTTCAATCATTAAATTTAACATCTCTGTATTACCAAACAGATCAACCTGACCTCCTTTTGCCGTAGGAGCATTTTTAGCTTGTTGTAATACTTCAGAAAAAGTTGCGTCAGTTACGTCTTTTTTTTGTAAAACTTTATATGCAGTTTGCATGCCAGTTTCATCAAGACCACTACCACCAAGCAATAATCCTCTGTTTTGTGATATTTTGCCGTCTAATACATCTTGGTAAATATTTTGTGGCAACTTGCTAAGAGCTAAACCTTTTGCTCCTAAACCAGACTTTAATGGAACTCCTATATCTGTTAATTGCTCTGGACTTGTTATATTTGATTCTTTTAAGAAATTAGCAGCATCAAAAGGAGTGCCACCACCTTGAGCAATATTAGTTAATGCTCCTTGTTGCCTCGCAGTTATAGCATCTGGAGCATCTAAAAATTCAACTTTAACTGAAGGTATGCCTAATTCTTTTGCTTTTTGCAATCTGTTATGTCCATTAACCATATAAACTATTCCGTCTGAATCTTCCCATACCTGGACTACACCTTCTGCATCGTTATTCCATTTTTCTACACCTTCTAATGATTGACCTTTTTGTACTCCTTGAGCATCAACACCACCTTTAAATTGAAACCTAACTGGATCTAGCTTTATTTCATTTACATTCATATATGGCATGCCCATTAACCTGTTAGGCATTAATGTTCTGCCTTCACCTTCTAATTTTTTAATACCATTAACGACATCTACTCTTGTAAATTCTTCAAATTCTTTGCCTGTGGCATCTGATATTACGTCAAACAACTCTGTGCCATTTTTAGGATTTGCAAGAGACATTAAATTATCTGTTGGCACTTGCCCTATACGAGCATTAATATCAGTTATTGCAAGGCTTTCTGTCGGTGCAGATACATCGCTATATCTTAGAGGTTGTTGATCACCGTCACCAGTTCTTTTAGATATTTCTTCTATTGCTTCAGGAATATTTTTTTCTGTTTTAAAAACTTCTTCTATTTGTTTATTATCAAAATTATCTAAAGTCGTATGTACTGCAACAGAATCTGGTGTTGTTTGTGTAATTTTTTCTGCGTTAGTTCCATTAGGATCTACGTTTTCTGTAAAAGTAATTTTACCTCCATTATCCTCCGTAATTATGCCTGCTTGTTTTTGTTGATCCCTTGCAATCCTATAAGCATTGGTTAAAGATTCGGTTTTTTTGCTTCTTTTAAAACTTGGTAAGATTTTTTTAAAGTCTGTATTAATTAAAGCTTTAGATATTGGCACGAAATTAAAAAGAGTTCCAAAAGCTGTTACCGCAGCAAGATTAACTGGAAACGCAGCAAATGACGATTCTGTTAAGGTCATTCCAGGTTTTGCTCCAAAACCTAATATATTTACTTTTGTGTTGTCATCTAAAAAAGTGCTAAATGGTTCGTCAAAAACATTTGCTTTAAAAATTCTACCTATAGATCCCAACGGAGTTGCTGCTGTCGTAGGGTCTATTGAAAGCAATGATTTAACTGATCCAGGAATTTTTGTTGACACACCTCTTAAAAAAGAAGAGTTAGCCATTCCGTAAGATGTAAGTGCTGGCAATCCTTTAGACGCTGCCAAAGCTATAATCGTATTTAAAACAAGGCTTGCCCTAAATTCATCGCCTGCTTTTTCGCTGAACTCTCCATCAATAAAAGGTACATCAATAAAAGGTACATCAATATTCCGTATTATTTTATCGTCACTCATTTCTGAGGGAGGCTTATGGTTTTGTGCTTTATATGCAGCTTCCTCAAACTCGTCAGTACCTCGCCCTATTGCATAATCGGTATATTCTCCATCTCTTGCATCTGTAATAGCTCTAACAGCGTTACTAATTACCTTTGTAGAACCTAAAGCAGCAGTATCATGTAAGAAATCAGGTAATAATAATTCTGATGCTAAATGAGCTACAGAACCATATAAATCGCCAACATCACTACCCGTTAGATCTCCTTGTATTAACTTACCAGAAAAATTTTTAGCAGACTCAAAAGCTTTTGTTCCTGTACCACCCGTCACATCCCACCAGGGATGATCAAGCTCTCCTGGTTTTAGATCTTCTTTTTCTTCTGCGGCAGAAGTGTCTTCTTCAATAACAGGCTCAGTTATTAATTTACTGGTTTCTAAATCTTGTTCTAATGGCATAATTTAACCTCTGTAAATAAATCGTTTTGGCACTGTGCCGCTTAAGGCATAAGCAATGTAATTAGTAGCATCAGATAATTGTCCTGATCCTGGAGAAAAACCTTTAACTGCGTTTTTTAAACCCAAAAGCTTTTCCCCTTTTTGAGAAAGATAATTTCTTGTCTCTTCACTAGGGTAGAACTCCTCATCCTTATAATGCTCTAAAGTATCAATAAGTAACTGATATGGCGAGATATTGTATTTATTTGCAGCGTCAATCATAGCCGCAGGCATGCGGTTTTCTTCCATAACATACTTCAATATGTCCTGTGTACTTTTTTTATTAATAAGAGGGTATTTTTTGTAATCGTTAGCCTTTACCCTTTCTTTAGAAAGTGTTTTTATAGTTCCCCAGGAATAAGCTTTTGGAGCTTGTTCTTTTTTCTCTACTTTTTTCTCTACTTTTTTTACATCAGGAGGTGTAAATATAGCTTCTAATCTTTTAGCGTCTTTATTAAATTCGTTAATAGTATTATCAATAATTTCATTTTGTTCAGGTAATGTTAATTCACCTTTTTCTTGCATTGCTTTTCCAATGTTTGAATATATATTTTTAATAAGTTCATTTTTGTATGTGCGTCCAGAATCAGCTTGATATAATTTTAGTTTTCCTAAATAATTTTCAATACTTAATCCTTCTACTTCGCCTCTAAGATATTTATTTTTTAGCTCTGGGTAAAAATTTTCTATCTGTATAACAGCGGCTTCTTTAACTTTGTTATTAATTAATGAACTTTCATACGCTCCTCCAGCTTCTGTTCTTTTTTGTCTTGCTAAAGTTGCAAATTCTTTCCATTTTTGTGCTTTGTATGATGCAAGTTCTGAAGGTATATTTGATAAAGATTTAGTAAGTTCTTTTCTAACTGCCACTTCGTCAAAAAATTCACCATAAACACTTTGATTTCTTGCAAATATTTCTTCAACAGCAACTTTAGAAAAACTAAATTGAGCTTCAGCTCTTGCTGTATCTATTTTATCTATATCATTAAATAAAATTATTTTTTTATGATAAGGCAAGCTGTCATCATTAAATAATTCGTTTACTTTTTCCTGATATTCTGTACTACCTTTTTCCAAAGAAACTATCTCTTCAGCCCATTTTAAAACAAAGTTATTTTCTGCTTTTGTTTCATCTCTTTTTTTTATTTCAAAAACAGTTTTACTTATTTTGTTAGATTCAAACAGAAAATCTGCACCAAACATTTCACCAGCAGTAGTTATTTTAGTAACATTACCTTTGTCATCTGTAACCATGTGCACTGGCACACTTTCTAACATTCCTAAATAGCTTTCAGCTTTTTGTGCATGTTTGTTATTTGGATCTGCGGCTTCTACTTCTAACTGTGCTCTTAATTCTAATAAAACCTCCTTTTTAAATTCTGTTGGCTCTAAAGGTAAGCCTAATTTTTTTACTTGGTCATTAAGAATAGTTCCTAAACTTGCTACTAAATCATTTTCTGTTAATTCTTCTTTTTTCCAATTTGTTAATGCCTGGTATAGCTGTGCCTTAGTTAATGTTTTCTGTAATTGTTTTTGAAATTTTGTATATACCTTTAAATGTTTACTGTTAAAACTTTGCCATGCTTTATTTATAGAAGGAATTGTGTAATCAATAAAACTTGCACTTGTTTCATCTACTCCCCAATCCTGGGCTAATTTTGTAACAGCCTCTGCTTTTATTTGATCTAATCTTGGGTTTAAAGGATCTAAAGATACTATTTCTGCTGCATATTTGTTGTACACCCTATCCATATATATACCAGCTTCACCAGCAGCTAATTTACTAAGTTGATCTTCTCTTGCTTTTTGCCTCCAGGGGTTAACTTCATCCATCATCATGCCTGCAATGGCATCTTCCCTAGACACTTGCTTATTAGTTGCAGCGTAGTTTTCTGCACTATTAATAGCCTGTCTATTTGCAAGGGCTAAAGATTTTATTACATCATTTCTACCTTTCTGTTCTTCAATACTTTTAACAACTGGCCCTAGCTGACTAACAGCCTGGCTTGTTTGTTTTAAGGCATCAGATAATTGTTTAAAGCTGTTATAACCTTGAACACTCATCTCGTTAGATCGTTGAACTATATTGACACCTTTTGGAGTTGGCATCTCTACTAATTTAGGTGGTGCAGCGGGTTGTTCTGATCTATAAGACAAAAATCTATTTACTGGCTTGGCAGTAGGATTTAATTGGTTTTTTGGAAGTTCTTGTACCATTATTTCAATGCTCCATAGGTAGATAGTCCAGCAGATAAACCACCAGCAACAGAACCAAGCAATGCTGCCCCTGCACTTGGCCCGCTGCCAACCATTGATGGCCCTGCTGGGCCAATCAATGTAGGTAATGGAGCAAATGGAGGAATAGGGTCTTGGTATTCTTGCTGTTGATAAAACTGCTGACTATTGTATTGATTTAGATATTGAGAAACAGCACCAGCTTGTTGTCTGTTGTATTGACTTTCTTTAAACCCATCATTTATACGTTTTAAAGTTGTAAAATCTCCTACTTGCCTTGCGTAATCATTCATTAACCTATCAACAGATGGCCCTTCCGTAGCACCCGCTGCAATAGTACTTCTGGCTTTTAATGCTTGCACATTGTATTGATATAAAGCTACGGCATCAGACATTGCTTCTTGTTGAAACCCTTGAGCAAACGCTTCGCTTGTACTTATGTAATCTGCACCAGCAGATGCCCTTGCTCTTGCAACTTCTTCTGCACTAACTATTGCTTTACTTAATTCATAATTTCTAAGAGAGTTTGTATATGCAAGACTTTGACCGTAATTTATTTTTTCTCCCCAAAACTTATATTGATTATTTAAATCTGCTTGAGATGCTTGCTGCCTGGCAGACCAAGTAGCAAATTCATCAGATGCTTTTTTATAAGCTAATTTATTAACATAATCTTGTTTTTGTGCCTGGTAGTTTGCTATCCCACTTAAAAAGTTAAGACCGCCAGAAACAATACCAAAACCTACTGCTGGTGTAACCATTAGTTAGTCCTCCAAAACTGACAAAACAAAGCCCTAGAAAGGCCATACGGTCTAGGGGTTTCAACCGTAAAGCCAAGATATTTTAACCATTTAATTGATGACTTATTTTCGTGATATACCCAATTTCCTATAGGTTTTTTTGTTTTATCAAGACAGTATTCAACCCATTTAATACCATCAATACATAAAGTTTTTCTATGATTTTTTGTAGCTGTTAATTCATCTGTACCTAATAACCATATTGATTGATTTGTAACACCAGTTAATCCAACAGGGTTTCCGTTATCTCCTTCTATAACTTTGCAAATATCAGAATTTTTTGCACTTTCTATAACAGCAGTTAAAGGATCTAAGTCATGACTAAGACGCACTTCTAACTCATCAGCCTCCCTCATCTCAAAGCCAACCTCTTCTATAAATTCTGTAGTTGGTTCAATTAATTTCATCGTAATGACCTCGCTTTACCTGTAATTAAGGCAGTCCATTCACAAGTAGAAAACTTGCATGGATGCGGTGTATCATTTTTAATTTCTACTACACATCTTTCTCCCCTAGACATTATTGGAATAGTAAATACACCTTCCTTAAACCTGTTGTCATCTGGGTTATAGCCATTAGGCAATGCAGAACCTATTAAAGATATACGACTACCTAATACTGTTCCATCAAACTTATAAACAGATGTATTTCTTCTTTCTGCTGTAACTTCAATATCAAAATATGCAGTTTCGTGGTATCTAAGCTTTGCATGTCTTACTTGTGTTCTTTCTACGTTTGCAGCAGCTTTACCTCCTCCAATTTCTTTATATAATTTGAATTTTGTAAACCTGTATCTAAATTCATATTGCTCGCCAAAAAATACTGGAGCATTAGCCCAGTTTCCAGAGGCAGTAATAGAAGTGCCAGAAGTTATTGTTGACAGTAAAACACCGCCATTAAATGTAGTATGAAATCCCGACCATGCTTGTGTTGTAGCAGCAGCAGTAAAAGGCAATGTCCAGGTAGTTGTGTTTGCAGTAGCGTTATAAGTTCCAGAAGCAACCCTCATAGCTGTTGGGGTATCAGTTGTTGTAGAAACTCTTCTATCTAGCAACAATGGATAGGGACTACCAGAAGGAGGTTCTGGACTACGATCTTGTACTGGTATCTTTTCTAAAAATACTTTTGTGCCGTATCTCATTAAACAAAACAAAGTTTCTCTAATACAAAGCACTTGCAATATTTCATCTGCTCCAGCAAAAGTCCAATGACTCCAGCTTGACTGTGCTCTTTCTACACCTCCACTGCCACTTCTTAAAAAATACTTGTAAACGTAAATTCTATTTGTAAATCCTGTTTTATGACTAAGTGCAAATAAAGCATTACTTGTATCATTGACAGTAATTTTAAAAACACTACTTGGCACATAAGCAGAAACATAACCTGTTAAATCTTGTGCGTCAGCAGTTAAAGCAGTACCAGCACCACGAACACTAAACTCTCTAAATTGTGAAAAATCACCGTTTGCCTGGCAAAATATAATACCTCCACCAGCCAGTTGTGGTCTAACATTTGTATCTATTTCAAACTGCGTTAAAACTGTAATTTGTGCAGTTGCTGGAGTTAATATTGTTTCCGCTGCATTAAATCTAAATTGATATTGCGAACTAAATAAAATTAATTCATCTTGGTAAGGTATTGCATATTTAAGAATACTTACTCTGTTATTACTAGCAACAACATCTATAGGGTCACTATCTAAAACAGTAGTAACTGTCTCTGGAAAAAAATCAAATAATGATCTAACTCTGGAAAGTATTACATTTTCATCTGCAAGAAATCCTAATCTATTTTTATAGATAAATATGTCATTAATAGGATTACCAATAAAACTTGGGTCTGGAGCTGTTGTTGTATCTCCAGCAATACGTTCACCCCAGCTTGGAATCTTTACCTCCCAAGCAACACCATTTATTGTTCCTGACTGTGTAGATCCATTTGCAGGGCCAAAGAAAAATGTACCATCTGGCAATGCCACTAACAAATGTGGCATAGTATCCTTATTTATTTTGTACTTATCTCCAGGTTTAACTGTTTCGCTCCATGTACCTTCACCAAATGTTCCGCTTTTTGGTGCAAAAGAAACATGGAAATCATCAAAACTATTTGTTGGATCACCTTCTATAGTTACCTGGTAATTTTCTGGAGCTATAGTTGGCAGCTCTGTAAAAGCTTGCACCTTATCAAATATTGCAGTTATATCAGCATTTGATCTGGCATCAGATACAGATATTGTTATTGGATTATTAGATGTGACATGTATAACAGCACCACTCCTGGAAAAACTTACACCTGATAAAGACGAAAAACCATTAATAATATTAGTGGCAATATCTTCGGAACTAATTCTATTTTCTGTTACTGTACTTCCGCTTGCAACAACTGGTGCAACCGCAGTCTGTACCGTTACTTCTGTTCCGTTTACGTTTACTCTATACGTTTGACCATAAGTAGCTGCCCTAACCCAAATTAGTGCCTCATGAGTAGTTGACCTTGCAACAACTGGTGCAACGTCATTCGTCATCGCTGGCTTTGTAAGAGTATTTGTTATAAACGTAAAATCAGCAATAGTAACAGCTCTTAGCTGAGTTTTTGCATCAGTTATTGTTGATAGATAGTTATAAGCATTACTTGCTGGGTTTACAGTTTTTTGATTACCTTCTAAGTCATAAACTTTGATAGTACTTGATGTTATGACCGCTAAAAATTCTTCTACTTTATCTCTTAAAATACTATGAATAAAACAATCACCAAAACTACTATTAGAAACTAAACCTATTGTTTCGCTGCAATCTCTTTTTCTTAAACCTTCTACGATAGAAGACATTCCGTTAATTTGTATTTCTGCCTGTGAAGGATCACGTTGAGCATCAGGTTGTTGACTAATGCCTTGAGCTAAATTTGGTATTGAATAACTTGTTAAAGAACTCATAACCTATACGCTGTACCTATTCTTCTTGTTGCCAAGCCCATGGCTGGGTCATAAGTAGGAAATGGCAGATAATTACGACCACCAGTTAAAATATTTGGAACTTCTTGCTGCTGTTCCATCCGTTCTAAGACTATTTTTGCGTCAAGTTCATCTTTAGATGTGTATTTAAATAAAGCATCAGATCCTAATACACGATCAGAAAATACTCTTGCAGCTCTAATTGTTATCCATCTATTAAATGCTTCTGGCACATCATCCCAAGCTAATAGCCATATAACATCAGCTTTTATTTCATTAACTGTAGTTTCCATCGTATATCTTCTTTCTTGCAAGTCATATATTTTTTGACCTCGTAATTGATAGCGGCCAGCATATAAATATGGATCTAATGCAAACTGCAAAATATTTTCTGGAACTCTAACTTCTCCAGTATTTGAATCTTTTTGAAAAGGATATTGAAATTCTGTATTCCAACTCCAACCTTTTGTTTGGCCTTCTTTGTGAAATTCTAATATTGTTCTTTCTGCTTGCTTTGAATCATCTATTTGTTCTGTTTCTAAACTATTTATAGGCTGCTCTCCAATATTTTCCAGCAAGACATTTACTGCGTCTAATAACGTAGTACGACCCTGTGTAACTGATTGGTTTCTAATGCCCATAGTTATTTACACATGTGTTGAGTATATTCTACAAGAATAAGAAAAAAGAGCCAGTAAATGACTCTTTTTAGACCAAAGTATGCAATTTGATATTAAATCAAATTTATGGGATTACAACTTTACATGCAGATTCAGCTCTTAGAACACCCATACCTAATGCTTGACGAGCAACCATTAAGTCAGCTTGATGTTGTACTCTAAATTCTTCACCTGTCATTTGTAGTTGTGGAGATAGTAGTGATACAACTCCTACAGCTTCTTTGTTGAAAATAAGACCTTTGCACTTACTTAGGTTTTGTGCGTAATCAGAGTTATGATCACCAGCCACTAACGAATAGTTTGCTTGTGTAACGTGATTAGACATCAAGATTGGGATACCAGCAACTTGCAAGGTACGACCATCAGCAATAGTTCCACTACCACCAAAGTCAGCGTTAATAGCTCTTGATGATTGTGTAATTAAGTAATAATCTTCTGGGCCAAATACAGCACACATATCTGTGATGCTTACGTCCTTAGATTCAAAACCAACTCTTGCATCAAAAATAGCGTTAACAAGAGCATCACCTTTAGCCTGGCGAGTAGCACCAGAAGCTGTGTAATCTGTGCCAAGTGTTATGCCTTGACCAGTTCTACCGCTGTTAGATGATTTGTTTAAAGGCTCAGTAGCATTAGAAGCAGCAGCAAAAATCATTCTTGCAACACGCTTGTCATACTCAACAGCTAAAGCTCTACCTAATTCAGTTGTATAAATTTGTCTAACGTCAAAGTAAGACATTAATTCATCAACTTCTAGGATCGCAACGTCTGCAACCATTAATGCGTCAAGATTAATGATACGCTCATTTAAATCTGAAGGATCGTTGCCGTCACCTGTAATGACAGTACCTGGTTGATGATAGGACGCACTTAGCTTTCCTGTAATTGGGAAGGCTACCGATTTGCCTCCTCTTATGTTTCTTTCTCTAGTTTTGCCTTTAAAAACGCAAGCTCTTTCAAAAGCATCGAGAACCTCGGCAGAACCGAGTTTGAGCATTAAGGCTCTGTCTGTATCAAGACCAGTAGCTCCAGCTTGCCAGGTGGCAGCAGAACCCTTAATCTGACCCAGACGGCTTAAAGTTACAGCCATGTGGATAAAAAATTAAATTTACAAAATACTTTTTAGTTCGCCTAATTCAATAACATCCACAGGTTGTCCACCTAAGCGGGCCTGGTGCTTGAAATGCTAACTGTTTTTAATATACTAAAAAACGTCAGAATTGAGTAGTATTTTTGCAACTTTATCTCTATAAGCTTCATCAACATCATATAATCTTTGTCCTTTACTATTTGTTTTATTCATTGCATCTAATACTTGCTGTTTACTTTCGTATTTATTTTCCGCTGGTACATTTCCACCACCGTAGAGTTTTGGTTCTACAACTGATCCAGGAGACTTCATTTGTGACTGAAAATATTTTAATGCCCATGTAGCAGCTTCTTTATTTGTATCTGCTATTTGGTTGTATTGATTTAATGTTTCTTTATCTACATTTTTTTCAACCCATCGAGTAACTTCTTTAAATGCTTCATCACCGCCTATAGCATTTCTTACTTCCACTCCATCTTCAGGTGTTAAGGGAGCAACAGTTGCTTGCGATTGCTGTGCAGCATTAACATAATTTTCTACCACTGCTTTAGGTACATTAAAAACTTCAGCTATAGTTTCATAACTTTCGCTAATATCTTCTCCGCTATCAGCTCTCTTCATAACTTCAGCCATATCTAATCCTTTTTCTGCTAAAGCCTCTACATATTCTTTGCCGTATAGTTCAGAAGCAGCTTCTGTAGTGTAGTTTTCATCAGGTTGTTTAGATGGTGGCTCTGTTTCTGTTTTTTCTTGTTGTTGCCCAACACGTTTTTCTAACTCTGTATAAGCTTTTGCTAAATCTTCTTGAGAATTGAATTTTCCTAAAATTTTGTCATTAGATTGTGCAGCTTCTTGTTCTTGCACAAATTCTTCTAATAAATTTTCTTGTCCTGGTGCGACAATACCTTCCAACTGTTCAGGTGTAGAAATTTGTGGGCTGTTTGGAGTTTCGGTCATGGTTATTCAGTAGGTGTTTCTGTTGGAGCTTGCATTTCTTGCGTCATTTGTGCCGCATTAGCAAGTTTTTGTGGGTCAGCCATGCCTGATTGCATAGCTTGTTGTGCAAGAGCTAGTTGTTGTTGTTGTTGCATCTCTTGCATCAACTCTTGCTCAGATTTAACTAATCCCACTATGTCAATACCCATTGAATAAGCTAAACGCTTAATTAATTCAGATGGTTTAACATAAGTTGCTAAAGATTCTGGGCCCATTGTTTGCCCAAGTGTTTGCACAAACCTAACTAACTGCTCTAAATCATTACCTCTACCTACTGCTGATAAACCAACAGTTATTACTGGCTGTACTAAATCAGATGGTAATTTTGGTACTTTGCCTTCTCTAGTTAAGATATCTAACTTACGAGCAACGTATGGTATTTGAAATTCTGTACTTAAAATTGAATAAATAGAGCCTAAACTATTTTCTATTTGCAATGCTTGAAGTCTTACTTCTTCTGCTGTAACTCTTTCTGCATCTCTCATATCAGCTAACATAAAAGCTTGAGATAACCGCATTTCTATTTGCTGTTTAGCTTGCATTGCAACTGACATGTCCTGACTTTTTTGCACTTGCAACGCTAAAACGTCATTTGGATCGCCAGTCACAAAACTACCATTAGCAGCTCTAGCTAAATCTGCTGCCTTTGTAACTCCTGAAGGTTTTGTAAGAAATAAAACTTTAGATGACGCTAATGCACCTTCTGCTATTGCCTGACATAATGCTTCAACTGTTTGTAAATCTGCCAAAGCTGCACTCTCTACATAAGACACACCGTATGCTTGTCCATCTACTCTGGTCATGCGTAATGGCAACCAGGGTGATCTATCTTTTGGTGCTTTGCCTTCTGTTCCTGGCACAATTTTATTTTTTACTTCTTGATGCCAGTAAACTTGACCATCTCTCCACTCTATATGCGTATATAACCGACATTTCTTTTCACTATCTGGCTGGTTGTTATAGTCATCTTCTTCTACACCCGCTAATTCTTCGTCTTCTTCCATTAACATATCTTTAATAACAGCAGGCAAAACTTCATAAGCAAGTTCTTCGCAAATAACAGATTCCATAGGATTACCCATTGGATCTCTTGTTATTACAAATCTATTTAAATGAAATACACGCAAACCTTCACTTGCTACATAAAGCATTGCATTACCACTAACAATTAAATGCAATAAAGCTTCATGGAAAACAACTCTGTCATTACTAGCTTCTATTTCCCTTAATACCATTCTTTCTATTCTGCTTAATGCTTCTTCTGTAGCAGATTTTTCATCAGGGCCAACACCTTGTTTTGCCAACTCTCCTTCATCTAATGAAAACCTAAACATTTGTTGAGTTGGAGGTAACAAAGCAAGCAACATACGACTTGCAAGATTAAGAACACCTCTTGGCCCTATACCGTTCCAGGGAACAGGATAATTTTCTTTTGAATTATATGTAGGTTCTGCTGACTCTGGAATTAAATATGGCATTGTTAACCTGGCACAAGTCCTAGCACGATCAAGATGATAATTTCTATCTTGTTCATGTGTTCTATAGAACTTTTCAGCCATTGCAGCAGATTTAGAGTAAACCATAATTAGACAGAAATGTTTGCACCAGAACCAGAGTCAGACTGACTACCAGAACCAATTTTTAATGATGTGCGTGTAGTTTTAGCACCTCGCCTTGTTTTATTTCTTGTATCAACTTGAGCTGTTTGTGCTCTTCTTGGATCTTCAGATAATATTTTTAAAGAACCAGTAACAGCTTGTCCTCTAGCTCTTATACCTCCTAATACTTGTTCTTGCTCTGCTCTTAAACTTGCAGCTTGTGATTTTTGCCCTTGAATTATTTGTGCTTGTTCTGCCTGCATCGCTTGTAAACTAGCTTGTTGTTGTGCAGCAGTAGCCTCTCTTTGTATCTTTAATCTTTCTAATTCAGCTCTTTTTTGTGCTGCTCTTCGATCTGCTTCTGCCTGTGCTCTAGCTGCTGCTTTATCAACTTGATGTTGTTTTTCTCTTTCTACAGCTTTAACTCCTTCATTTACGGCAAAAGCCCCTCCAACATATTTTGCTATTGGTATTACTGCTGGTGCACACATAATTAAACTCCTATGTTAAGGCCACTGCCTTCACTAGCTGCCATTAAGGATCTATTAATTTTTAAAGTTTTAACTGGTTTATTTTTCTTAGGTTTTGCAGCAGTAGTTTGTGCATTTGTTGGTGAATCTGCCTGCTGAGTAGTTGTAGCGTAGGTAGAGGTTTGTTGAGCAGCAGCGGCAGCAGCAGCGGCAGCTTGTTCATTTCCAAGCTGTTCCTGGAGCTGTGCTGTTTGAGCATTAGCAGCATCAATTTGACTTTGCAACTGTGTTTGAAAAGTTTGTTGCTGCATTGTCATTTGATCTTTAAAAGCATCTAAAGAAGCCTGGTTTGCTGCAATTTCTTCATCACTTGGCCCTTTATAAACAATATTTGGGGCTTGCGGTGTACCAAAACACATAATTAAACTCCTAAGTGTTGTAAGTGAGGTTTAGGCCAGAGCCAGAACCTTGTTTTGTAGCTGTTTTTCTGCGTATTCGCAAACCACTTCTACCTTTTCCCTTAATTCCTCTGGCATCAGCACCTATTTTTGGTGGTTCTGCACTTTTTTCTGGAGGTGGAGGGCCAGCTAAAGCCATTAATTGCCTTACCTGACGATCAACATTGTTAGCTGTTATCTGTTTTTGTGTATTTAACGCTTGCAAAACATCTTGTTTTTCTCGTAATGAAGCTGTTAATTGATTTTGTATCAACATAGTTTCATTATTCATCTGTGCTTGAATTGCTTCTTTTTGCAAATCAAACTGCTTGTCATAAGCGTTATAGTCTGGTTTTGTGATTGTTCCTGGACTACCACCACCAAAACACATCAGATAACCTCCAAATTTAAAGGATTTTGTTCTTGGGCTTCATGTTGAGCTATCAAATACCTAACAACAGATGCTTGACCAGCTCTAAACCACACCTCTTTGTCACTCAGATCAAGGCTTGGTGACTTATCTGGAAACTTTTCTGCTAAAACAGCAAGTAATTTCTTATCAATAGTTGGAAAATAAGACATTACAGAGGTGTAATACTCTTTAGATTACCCTTTTTACATGAAATATGTAACCTTTTGGCATAATATAAATAATATATTGCATATATGTAAACAAAATGGCTGAATTATCAGAACTTTACGCAGAAATGCACGAATTAGTAGCAGAACAAGTATTAGAAGATTTAAGAGATGGAGATCGTAAGGCAAGACAAGAAGCAATGCAGCTTTTAAAGCAAAATAATGTAACTGCTACAGCAGCAGAAGGCAGTACATTAAAAAAATTAAAAAATAAATTAGATTTTTCTAGCCTTGCAGATAAAGTCGTACCTCTTACTGTCCCACCGTCAGCCTCTTAACACCGCCATAAGATTTACCTGTAATAGGTTTTCTAGTCCAACCCATACATATTGCATCAATAGATCCTACTGTTTCATCCATCCAGGCATCTAATTCTGCTTCTGCTAATTCATCAGTTCTAGCTTTTTGTGCCAAAATTTGATCTTGTGCAGCAGATTCGACAAAAAATCCACATGCAATAGCTAAAGCATCTAATCTATCGTCAAAACTTAAACATCCTTTTTCTGCGGTAAGCCGACTAGCCTGAAAAAATAAACTCCTGGAGTAACCATGTTCAGGATCATCGTCATGTAACCTGTAATCATTTCTTATAACTTTACTTGTAACAACTAATCTATGCTGTTGTATCAATGGGCCTAATACATCACAAAGTCTATGCTCTTTTCTAATGTTATGCCTAACTTCTTCAATAGTTACAGGATGGGTTCTTAATAAATGCGGTTTAAGCAATGCAGAAAACATACCGTCACCCATATTAGATTCAGCAATTACATAATTTACATCCCATTTATGTGCGACATCAGCTAAAAATTTTAAAACTTCATCTGCATAGCCAAGAGTAGAGCCTCCTGATTCTAAAAGAAACATATTACCGTTTAATTCAGCAACAACAGCCCAGGCCAATTCATCCTGACCTCGACCTGCGGGATCTATTGCTAACACGCATCTCCATTGTTCTTGTTTTGATACCCAGCCATTTTGAAATATAGGCTTGTGATAAAACCTGTCAGAACCCATACCAACACAAACTAAATCTTGTAATCGTTGATCAGGTTGATTAGACCAAACTACAGTTTCAGGTAAAGCCGTACCGTCTATATCCATAACCATAAGATCACCAAGACGTATTGGAAATCTATCTAAGTTAGCTAGTCTGGTATTAAGCATGAACTGCAATTCAAAAGAAGCCTTAGTCATAGAGGCTTTTCTCTGGAGAATATCTTCATGACCAAACCGTTCTGGATCTGTAGGCTCATGCACGAGGCTGGGGTTAGAGATGACCTCCTCCTGGATCGTAGGATCGAGGTTGCCCTCGTAGCAATCCAACTCCTTCGGATACAACGCAGGCCAGTAACGTGCAGAATAATTCCTTTCTCTCACAAGACGTAAATATATACTTGTTT